TGAAAACTTTTACACAAACTCTAAAACTTATTCGGAGTTCTTTCATTTAATCCCAAAACAAGACAGATGCCGTCTTTTAAGGCCATGGATAAAAGAGTTTATGAACTATTATTTGAAGGGAGTATTTTCAAACTTTGATTGGGAAATACAACTCTCAAATATTAGCGACGGGTCTTTATCAAAAACAAGAAAAACACAAAATAAAAGTGAAAAAAAATATTATTGTCCAAACGGTTTCAATCGAAATATGAATTATCTGGAAGACATCGGTGCCAATGTGCTGTGAAAAATCGGCATTTGAAATGAGAAAAGGTGTAAAAAAGTCTACAAATTATTTAATGATGAATTCGTCAAATAATTGCGGTTTAATCTCGGCATTTTAATCTACTGCCAATCATTCGAAAATAGCAATTGTTATACATTATATTTTTATCCAGCGCCTTTGCCAATGTTTTATCGCTCATTTTCAGTTGTTTTATACAATCATATTTACACACAAATTTGGTTAATAATTGATTATCGCATGTGTATTGCCCTACGCCATCTTTATACAACAATGGTGTCCCATAATTATCTTCAAACGTGGTTCTCATTTCTTCATTGCATTTTTCATATAAAGCATAATAATGTCCGTTTGTTATAGATGCATTTTTTACAGGATTGTCTAGTGCAGATGAAGATGCATATCCATTTTCTGCCGCCGCGGTTTTTCGGTCGATATACACATTCAAAATCTCTGTATTTTCGCCGTTTATCTTTGCAATATATCCCAGGTTTTGCGGCCTGGTTTGTTTGGTTGGGGGGAGATCATGAATTAGATTCGGGTCCAAACTTCTATCTACAAAAGCCCATCGATAATTGTTGTAAATGGTATTTTCTTTCACCGCCTTATCGATACTTGGGCGTTTAACACTGAAATTGTGTTCCTTCAAACATTCTGCTACGGATTCATACACTTTTACGATAGTCATCGTTTCTGGATTGATTTTTTGGAGACGTGGGCCGACCGTTACTAGCGGCTCGTTGAAACCAGTTGTTGTTTTAGTTTGCGTGGAATTCAGTTTGGAAACGATATCTAGGTTCACTTTTTCTAGATTGTCGATTTTAGATGATAACTGTTTGACGCTTTGAAGTAACTCTTGGATTATCATGTTGTCGTTATTCGATGTTTTCATTTCTAACATCAGTTTTAGTTGTTGAACTTCTAATTCTAACTTATGCGTATCACTGTTGTTGAAATATTTGATATTCGTGTTGATTATATCTAATAAAGTTTGATAAGACAGATTCTTTCCTATTAGAAAGAGTTCTAGCTCGGTTTCATGTCCGGGCAGGTCATTTACTCTATTTCGCCTTACCAATTCGTGTTCTTTGATAAACGTTTCAAAATCCTTGCTTTTATTCACTGTGAAGCAATCTAGCAACAAACACTCTTCGTATTTTGTTTTGTGTTCTTTGTATCTACCCAACACCCCCTTTCGGCTCTCGCCAATTTTTATGACATATTGGCCATTTTCATGTGTTTTTACTTTGATTACATAAAAAAGGGCACCGCTCGTTGCGTATTCTTGCATCAATACCTTTTCCCTTTCTATCATTTTTTGTTTCGCTAATTTTGCGTCGTATTCGTTTTTATTTTTGTCTTCTATTTGAAGGATTTGCTGTTTTAATTCATTGCCTTCTTCTATCAATACTTCTTGTAAAATTTCTTCTAATTTAATAAAATATTCGTGTATTTCGTCTGCTTTTTTTGTCCCGGCTTTTATACAAAATAATTTAAATGTTTTTATATTTAACATAATTATTTCTTTATTGTGACCACCTCTGGTGTCAGTTGTTTGCTTTGCAACTTGGCAGAGCAATAATTTATAATCTTTATCAATGGTGAAATTTTTTTCTAATACTCGTTTCGCATTTACCTTTTGGCTAAAACCTAACCATTGCCACACATTATCTAGGTCGATTACGAAATCGGTCTTGTTATCGTGCTTCAAATAGCAGTAAAAACTGGCTAAAAACATTTGTTGTTCATAATTGTTAAAGTGTTTTTGTACCTTTTCAACTATTTTTGACTGGTAATCACCATTTAATTTGGTAATTGGATTGCTTTCAATGAGATTTACAATGTCTATGCTCATTCTATACATTATATATTGTGAGTTCTTTATATTGATTTTTGCATTAATAATCAAAAAGCAATAATATGAATATCACTAATTTTCAAATTTTCAAAAAATTGAATGAAATAAACATTTGAAATTTATCCACATAAAAATGTCGAAATGTCTCGCAATTGATAGAAATAGTCATGGTTGCAGATGTAATGCAATACATGACTCGCGGTTTTGTAAAAACCACGCATATATGTCTGACTATACAGACGAAATGATAGCAAACCAGTCGATTTGTTCTGGCTGTAAAAAATCGTATTATTTGCCAGATGGAATTAAGACGTGTTCAAATTGCAAAGAACGCGGTAAACAGTCAAAGATAACAGCAAAAGAAGCGGTTGTATTATGTGCTAGCGATAAATGTAAATCCAAACGGTCGATTGAGAACAATTATTGCATGAAACATCAATTATGTGTTTTCGTCGACGAAACTGCTGCATTAGGCAAAAAATTATGCAAACAGTACGTCCGCGGTTGCCGTGCACAATTGGACGCAGAATATTCCAAGTCTACATGCGAAGAATGTTTGGTAATTGAGCGCGAAAAAGACCGAGCTAGGCGTGGATATGCCCAAAAAACGACTGCACCAGAACCGAATAAGCAGATTTGCACAACATGTTGTAAAACGTTGGACTTAGACCAATTTATCGGGCACAGTGACGTACAAACGAAAACGTGTGCATCGTGCAGAGAAGCAAATCGTCTGCAAGATATGAAACGTGACAAAGAACACCGCAATGAATTGGCACGTATAGCCGAGCAGAAGCCGGAACGAAAAGCAGTAAAGCAACAATGGAATGAAAACAACTACGAAAAAGTCGCATTGAAGAGCATGAATTATAGACAGCGCCAGATAGAAGCGGACGTAGACCAATATTTAAATAAAAATGCGGAAAATGCAAAGCAATGGCGAGACAATAACCCTGAAAAAGTTGTCATTAGCAACCAGAATAGACTGGAAAATATAAAAATTCATTATTCTAATTACATTCGGTCGGCAAACGATAAAAACCTCGAATTTGGTCTATCACCCGACGAGTTTGATGAAATTGTAAAAGCAAACTGTTATTATTGTGGCATTATACAAGAACGTGGGTTTAATGGCATTGACCGAATAAATTCATGTGTTGGTTATGTCGCAGATAATTGTGTAAATGCATGTAGTATGTGTAATTACATGAAAGCGTCATTGTCTGTAGATGCATTTCTCGGTCGAGTAGAACATATTTTAACACATAACGGACGAATCAATGGGCGGTTATTTCCAGAAATGTTTCCAGATTATACATCGGGTGCTTACGCTCATTATAAAAATCGGGCATCAAAAAAGAATTTAGATTTTAATTTATCATATGATGAATTTGACACACTTAAATTACAACCGTGTTATATTTGTGGAAAACCATCTAATTCGCAACACCTGAACGGAATAGACAGAATAGATAATAACAAAGGTTATATGGTGGACAATGTAAAGCCATGTTGTGGTGGTTGCAATTATATGAAAAAAAATTATATATTGGAAGACGTGTTTAACAAATTTATGGATATATATTCGTTCAAAATTGTACATAAAACAGAAGATCAAACACACATTGCAGTTCACCAAACGTTACTTCAAATAGTGGAACAAGTAGAACATTTATCAACATGCGAAAATGATATCAACGTCGAGTTGCAATTGCAAACATCAAATAATGAAAATAACCAACGTGTAGTTAGAAATAAACTTAAAAAAACAGAACAAGAAATTCGGGAAGATGCTCGTATACGAAAACAACAACATAGGATGCGATTGAAGGAAACTTATGGGAATGACGAATATAAAAAAATGAGAGCAGCAGAAATGATAAATTACCGTAAATCTAGCGATGACAATACCCAAATTGTAAATAGTATGTTAACAAATGAAACCCAGACAGCAGCAAAAAATAACTCAAATATAAATAATAAAGATATTGTTACAAACAAAAATAAAAAGACAGATGAAGAAAAACGAGAAGAAGCTCGTTTAAAAAAACAACGCCAGCGAGCAGAATTAAAAGAAAAATACGGTGACGAAGAATACAAAAAAATGCGAGCAACTGAACTAGCTACATATCGTAAAAATAAACAAGCAGATTGATTTTAGTAATTTAATTTATATACTTTTTATAAATTAAACATGATTATAAGGTTATATTTTTTTTATTTTTATGTGCAAATGCACTTTTATTGTTGGTCCCGAAAAATGTAGGTCACAACTAATTACTATACGCTACTCCAGCCATGCCGCTCATAACGCGGAGAACGTTGTAGTTAACAGCGTACACGCGGACCTTAGCAGTGTTGACACCAGACACAGTTCCGGAGGAGAGCACCAACTGAAGAACCGCGTTGTCGATTCTGGAGAAGTTGCAAGATCCGCTGGGTTGGTGCTCTTCAGGGCGAAGGGCGAAAGAGTACACGTTGATACCGCAGTCAGGGGCACGGGTGTGGTGCTGGAAGGGCTGCACAACGTCGAAGTAAGAACCCTCACGCTCGGAGAAGCGGTCCTGGCCGTTAAGCTGGAGCTTGGCAGTGACCACAGGGTTCTCACCCCAGCAGTGCATGTCAAGGGCAGACTCAGCCAACACGAAGGTGCCGGCATCAGACAACACGGAGCCGAGATCAGTAGCTGTGTTACCAAGCTGGTGACCAATGCCAGATGCATCGTTATCAGCGGCACCAGCCATCTGGAAAAGACCAGAAGCGTTCACGAACCCATTGACACCAGAGACGGAAGCAGCTCCACCGAAGGCATGGATGGCGTTGGGGAGGGCATCAATGGCATCAGTGTAGTTGAAGGGTTGGGCACCAAGGGTCTTGAACAAAAGGGAACCAGCCTCAAGGGAAGAGCAGTAGTCAACGTTGGCATCAGGCTGAACAACCCACACCAACTCCTTGCAGGGGTGGTTGAAGTTGAGCTTGATCTTGTTGGAAGAAGAACCGACAGACTCGTCACCAGTGAACTGGAGCTGCTCAATCAAGTACTCGTGGGGGTTCTGGGCCATCTTGCGGCGCTCATCAGTGTCGAGGAAGATGTAGTCAACATAGAGGGAAGCAGCCACGAGGGATTGCTGGTAAGCAGCGGCAACAGTCTTGGCACCGGCACCCAAAGCAGACACGGCCCACAAGCACTCACCAATGGGGCGGAAATCAATGTTGATCTTCACCTCGTGGTACTGAAGGGCAATCAAGGGGAGGGCAAGTCCGGGGTTGCGGCAAAACCAGAAAAGAAGAGGCACGTAAAGGGTGGTCTCAGGGAGGGCGTTGCGGGGAGCGCACACCTGGGCGGGTCCTCCGGCAGCACAGGGGCCAGACACGGGGGCGAATAAGGGGTCAGTGATGTAGGTAAGTTGGGTGGTGTTACCAATCATCTTGTAGTAACCAGCCTGTTGCTCCTTGGAGAGGGTAAGTTGGTTCCAGATGTGCATCCAGTCACCATATTGGCGATCAATGCGTTGACCTCCAATCTCAACCTCAACCTGGGCAACCAACTGCTCACCAACAAAGTCCAACCAACGGGCATACACACCGGCCGGACCGCTAGAATTCTTCAAATCCTGGTTGATCTCGGGGAGAGTCACCTGCAAGTAGGTGCGGTAGGCCAAATCACCGTTGCGGCTGATTGTGCATGTCACACGGCGGCCAAAATCGGCCTGGCCAGAGAAAGTCTGCTCAATAGACTCCATGGCGAAGTTGGTGTGGCGTCTGTAAGACACCTTCCAGAAAGTAATCTCGGGGGTTCCGGTAAGGAACACATCTTGGGCGCCATAGGCGACGAGTTGCATCAAACCACCAGCCATATTTTATGGATTATATTGTATCCAAAGAAAATAATTTTGGAAGAATTGAATTAATTAAAATAAAATAAAAATAAAAAGCAGTCCTTTTTATTTTTGGAAACACCCCTAAATAAATGATTCACATGACGAAATTCTCGAGACCCCATAAAATACATGGTGTTCTCATAAAATGTCTGCATATTCATATTAACCCGAGATATTAATTCACAATTACTATAATTGTGTTTACAAACATTGATTTTTCAACATGTCTAAACCATTGAAGAATTAAAATGTCCCATTTTAATTTCTCAATGGCCAGATACCAGTAACGTTTTGAAATGACGCTCATTAGGAGCGTACCATTTTAAATCTTCGCTGGTATAAAACACTGATGTGGCGGGTCAGTTATGCCGGACCACTTAACACATAATCCACCGACAAATTCGACGCCACAAATGTTTCTAAATAATTCTCCTGGAAAATCTCTTGTTTGTTCTCATGTTTTTTGGTGAAAATATAGGAGTCTTGCGATTTGCGTACAGCCCACCCCTGCTCCAATGCATTGGCAATAAACAACATCTTTTGGAAAGCCGGTTTGGACAATTGCATATGATTGGGCAGACCAATCGTTTTAGGAGATGACATGTGGATTTTGTGATGGAGTTATATAATGAGGTTTAGATAGTGTTTTATTGAAGGATACGAGTTTTTATATGTGAATATATTATAAGTAACATTTACATATGGCGACTCGGGATAGACGTGATAACACCCCTAACCGCCAATTTGCTGCATATAGTTTGGAAACTGATAAATCAAATCGTAAACCATTAGCACTTAGCACCGATACGTCATCTATTGGTAGCAGTGATAGTACAGAAATGCAACTACCAGTACAACTGCCACCACATGAACAACTGCCACCAGTACCTGCTATCGGTATACGTGTAAGAAACATTCCCGCTCGATTTAAAACAGATGTTTGGGCAGAAAGTCTTCGAAATTATAAATCAAAAAGTAAACAATCTGGTTCAGTAGTTAAAGCCGCCGCGTCATCAAGTAGCAGCTCGTCACAAGAAACGAGGTTGCCCAAGAACAAAATAACTGTTGGATATGCTACAAATGACGCTCTATATAAGGATATAATTGGAATGTTACTCGCGGGTATGTCGATTAGCGCTATAACAACCGTATTATGTAATGCGAACAACAAATATCGTGAAATATTAACACAGAATGCTAGACCTGATAATGAATGTACAATTGCAAGAGGGGCGGATCCAAATGGTCCTCTTAAAGATTATAAAAATGCACCAGAACGAAATAATGGTACGGGCGCATATGATGTTGACAATTCAACAAAAAATTTAATTAATAATGTCCCAGCGGTGAATGGTCTAAAACGCCCTTTTTATTTAGCATTGGTGTTAGACAAAACAAAAGGTAAAAAACGGATGACATCTGTTCCATTTACACCTTCACATATGGGTGATTGTGGTAATTGTTGGTTATGTAATTTACCAGTGCATTATTATTGGCAAAATGAGAAAGGTTACATTAATACCACTGGTTGCGGGGACTGTGAACATGTGGGTGCAATCGTCGCCGCATTTCTAGCAGGTATGTTAAGTAACCAAGGAAATCCCGACCAATTTAAATATAATTATCACCCATCACATCCACATTGTAATAAATGGAAATCGAATACCATACCTATGAAGTTTGATAAAACGAAGGGAGAGTGGGTACATGACACAAAAGGTATTGCTACAATAGCGAAGGATATTGCAACAAGTCCTATTCATGGCAGTGAATATTGTCCAAAATTTATAACAGCATACAATGAAAAGAAAATAACTGTCGAAAAAATAAAAACATATATTAACGGACCCGCGACAGCGTGGTGTAATGCCGCAAATGAATCACTCGCACGAAATACCGATAAAACAAAAACAAATATTGCAAGCGCATTGGCTAGCATTATAGCAAAAACTGCACCAAAACTCATTTCGACTACAACAGTTAATTCTGTAAAAAAAGTAAAAATGCAACGTAAACAGTCAGGTGGTTGCGGTGATGGAGATAATATTTTTGTCGAAGAAATTCCAGGTGAAGACGCAGTTAATATTTATGATACAAACACATTTTATGAATTACAGCGAACAACTGATGATGACGAATTGGACAGTTTACAGATGGAATATAATGCCATTTTTGATGAAAGTGCAGACGAGAATACAACAAATATGGTTTTTGAATGTTTATTTAATGTTTTTGATGCAATAGAAGACCCTTACGAAATAGGAAGTGGAGTTACTGGCATTCTTAATGTGTTAAGCAGATATTTATATGGATTGGACCAAGACATAGTTAAAAACCAAGAATTGATAGATGACATAAATTCTAGAATTAGAACCATAACCGATAATTTTGGTGATGAATTAAATGAAACTGACTATGAAGTTCTCGATATCAATAATGATGCGCCAGCCAAAGTAGTATACAGTGCTATAGTATCACCAGAGAAAAAGAATGACGGAAATACGAGGAAAAAACCTCTCGATAATGCGTCTGACCTGACTCGCCATATGTTAAGTGATAATGAAAACGACAATGAAGTTTCGGCAGCTAATTATCAATTGACACCTGGAACAAGTGAGAATGAAGATACTGGTACTGAAGACGACAATGAAGTTTCGGCAGCTAATTATCAATTGACACCTGGAACAAGTGAGAATGAAGATACTGGTACTGAAGACGACGATGAAGTTGCGGCAGCCGACCGTGCAATGACGCCGGGAACGAAACGAAATAACACCGCTTTACATGAAGCTCAAAATAAACAGGCTAGAACACCTTCAAATCAAACACCTAGAAAAACACCTATTGTAGGCTCAGAAGACGGTACCCAAGACCAAGACAATTATCCTTCTCAGAGTGAAGAATATGGAGAAGCAAACAAAACATTTACGTCGATATCTGATACTGCACCACGACTAGTTCCAGGAGGTAAACGGTTAAATAAACGCCAATCCAAACAAAAATCACAAAAACGTAACCAAAAAAACAAAACAAAGCGCATTTCTTATATTAAAAATAAACAAACCCGCAAAAACAAACATTCCAAAAAAACAAAATCGAAACGTTCCAACAAAAAATAATCCATCGACTGGATGTTGAACATTTACACATTTGAAGAAAAACGTCTATTATTAGGTAGACGTTTTTTTATGTTGCACAGTGTCTATTTGATGTATTTGGCTAGTAATTATACACACATTGTACGCATGTGTTTAGGAGATGACATGATTTGTTTTCGTGATGGAGTTATATATCAGGTTTAGATTGTGTTTTATGCGAGGATACGAGTTTTTTATTTGTACATATATGTTATAATTCACACTTAACATATGGTAAAAAAACTAAATCCATCATTTGTGCAATACTTTGCTGCATATTTAAAAAAGTTATTAACCAATAAAACCGGCACGATAACTGCAGAACAGTTTCAAGAACAGGTTACTAGTGCAGTAAATGATTATTTAAAGGAACATTATAATATAGATGCTACTGGCGTGCGTAGTGCAATAGCCCAGTCTACTCCAGAGGCTGAGTGTGCCAATGCAATAAAAGCTCGCAATCTACACGGCATAGGCGAAGACGTTAGCATAAGCCATTATAAAACGCAAGCCGAAATTAGTAAGGCATCATATACAACGGCTCTCGCTACTGTTAAAGAACTCTACCGATTGGCCGACAACAACGAACGTGGACTAGTAATCGCAGATTGGACGTCTAGTACTAATATATCATTGCCGGATATGAGACTGGGCAAAGATGGAATACCTGTACCCCAAAAAAAGAGACAAGAGACTGTACAATTTGAACCGACGTCGGCCGTAAACTGCGGCCAATGTTGGATATGTAAAACTGATGTGATGTCTTATTCTGGTCCCTCCATTAATAAATATATTAACGATATCCAAAATGACAATGGCAACCCAATTGAATGTACGACGCCATGTGGCGATTGTGAGCATGTTTCTGCCGTTATGGCGTCGTACATAGCAGGTATGTTGAAATCTGCTGGATTTTCAAAGTATTATTGGGCATCATATTATGTTGCATGTGTTGAATGTAATAGAAAAAAATCAAATTATATAGGGGTGAAATTGACTGCAACAAAGGGTTGGGAAGTTGATGAAACCGGGATTGACGCAATACTTAATGTTATCTTTCCTATAGGCGATGTAGCAATTCATGGTTCGGAATATAACCCTATACGTAACGCACTTACTACAAAATATAATAATAAGCCCCCTGCCGATCAGGTGCTGTTTAGGACCGAAGTGCGTGAATATATTAAGGAAGGTATAACAAAATGGTGTGGTGCTGCAAATGACCAATTGAACAAGTCGACAGTGACAGCAAAAAAAATAAAGATGTCATTCAATGTGAGTAGGATTATAGTAGCGATTACTGGACATTTAGAAGTTATCACGGGCCCTTTACAAAAAAAAGCCAATAGAACCAGCACAGGAAAGACCAACATCAAAAGAGAGAGTAACGTCATAGTAAAGAGCAGTCGCAACGTAAAGATAAAGATCAAAGGAAAGACCGGGAGCACAAGAAAGACCGCCAGTGCAGAAACGAGCGCCAGCACAAGAAAGAGACGTAGCCCAGAAAAGAGCGCCAGCGCAGAAAAGATTAATGACCCAAGATCAGGAAAGAAAGCTAGAACAACCGGTGGCGAGCCAAACGATGATGTTATAAACAGTGATCAGTTTCGTGAGGCCCAGGACAACATTGATGATTCTATAAATAATATGAAGGTCGACGATATAGATATGGATCTGGATGCGGAGAATAAATATCTTATGCGTCAACATAAGGAACTTATATCAAAAATTACCGATTATAGTTCCATATTGTATAAGGAATATAAGTCAAATACTGTTGATTTCATATTGTTGATTGATAATTTATTATTATCAATGCAATACATGACCAAAGAGGTTATTGATGCAGGTGAGGTTCTCGATGAAGGAACCCAGATGGGCATTGATAAAAGTACCTCATCGTCTTCTGCTATGTCAAGTACTGCACAAGCAACTGGTGCCGCTATAAGTTATCCTAGCGCAGTTGGTCCACCTAAACCTGGTGGCAATGACATGAAAGATAGTCCGCCCAGGGCTACAATAGCACGTGTAAATTATACAGATACACCAATGGGACAACGCTCCGGTATAGCGGCAGCACCGCAGGTGAGTGAGTTAAAGAGTACAACTCGGGAACCTATTAATGAATATAGTGAAGATCTGTTTGACGTAAAGGGAGATCTGTTTGACGCAAAGGGAGATCAGTCTAGTGTAAATAAAATAGGCGAGAGTGATACACAGGAAGATGCGATAATGTCTAATGCAGTTAATGTAGGTCAAAGTGATACCCAACCAGAAGAAAAAAATGTTGACTTAGCTAAAGACCAATCTGCCAAAATGGTTGAGCAAGGATCTAGACCCCCATCTGGTGAGGGTTTTGCATATGTCAAAGAAGGTGGCAAACAGTTAAATAAACACTCCAGAAACAATTCACAAACCCATAACAAAAATAATAGAACAAAGCGTATTCCCTATATCAAACATAATAAAACCCGCAAAAACCAACATTCCAGAAAAACAAACTAAAAATTATCCATGCGCTGGACATGCATTTGAACATTTACGCCATTATTGAAGAAAAAACGTATAACATTAGGTACACGTTTTTTTATTTTTCCACCACACTGTTTATCCAATGTTCTCTTTTTATCACACACATTTAACCCCAATCTTTTCGCAATATTCTTGCACGTTTTTGTAAGCGTTGTTATACGTTTCATTTATCAAATGGTTGGCTGTAATCTCATCAGGATAATTTGAAGCAGCATGTGCGATGCTGTTCCAATGAATGTCAATAAATATAGATACACGTTTTGAACTATTACTAACAGTGCGACTATTGAAATAATAATCAGCAAATATAAATGGTTTGTGCATCGGCAGTTGAGCTAGACCATCTAACAATAGAAACGAATGATGTCCAAGATATTTATCAAAATCGGTTGTGTATCTTGGACAAAATATCGGGTCTTCGTAGCATCCAGCGTTGACATTATAACGTCTGTACCCAATGAGCACTTGCTTATATTCATCGTCTTCCTGAACATATCGGGCAGTTAATAAATAGTTTTCTAAATGGGAATCAAATCGTGCAGTTAGATTCGATATGGTTTCGCTCAATTCATCACACCTAGACTCACGTGCGTAATCCTGCTTAACACATTGGATAAAATATACATAGTCTCTGATTAGGTCATCGAGCCGGGCGTTCAGTTTGGTGTTATTTAATTCGCGGCCTTCTATTAGAGAGTCGAATCGAGTAGTTAACGCGGATAATGTTGCCGCCAATTCGTCGTGCTTCGACTGATGAATGTCATTTAATTCGTGCAAATCCCGAATATGTTGGCTCTGTAGACTGCTAATACGCTGACCCAAATTCGCATAATTGGCATTCGCATCATCCCGGACGCGTTTCATCGTGATTTCGGTCGGCACAATCGCCTGCAAATAGGCGACCCGTTTTTCGAGTTCAAGTACATGTCCGCGGAGACATAAACACTCGTCTTCGAGTTTATTGAGAACGTCATTATAATTGTCCATGAAATTATCTATTTTTAGACCCGTATACGCCATTATTTCTTCTTGTTGGTTGCCAATATCGCGATATAGTTGGGTGAACCGTTTCTTTGCCCAACTTGCAGCATAAACACCCCCGCCCAAAATAGAGGCCCACATACATCCTGTAAATATTTGATATACAGTTGCATAACCACCTCCGCCTCCACTCGCAACGATTGCGCCCATCATTTCCTTACTATTGCAGGCAGACATTTATAACTGATTGTTAATTACTTTTCATGCATACGGTTTATAACGTTGGCCCAATTCAATTTTTCACATAAATTTGTAGTACGACATCAAAAATACAGAATAAAATATACACCTATTTTAGAGAATGGCGCAGTGTATTGATATTGGTGCGCATATAATTACGATTCTTGTGATGATGCACGGAGAAGTAATAGAATTAAATATAATACCTGAAAAACAAGATATTTTTAAAAATGTGAATTTATTAAGTTTAGCAGGAATTTTTAGCGAAGCTGCGTTAGGTAATAATGATATTCGGGATAGTCATCGCAAATATTTAAATAAGATGTTTCAACAAAATTTAAATAATACAACGATGCCTGTTATGCAAACCGCGGCAGAACGTATACGTCCGGCATATGCGGATTATATAAAATCGTTTTTTGGTGAAGAATCTACCGAAAATAGTTGCAAAATATTTGATAATATCCAGTTTGATAAGGCATTTGGAACGGGCATAGGAACGGGCATAGAAGGAGTTTTTGCTAGAATGGTACAATGTATTTTACCTGATGTTATTGGTATTTATGTGATTTCCGTGCATAAAAAAATAAATAATACTAAATTAGATTTAATTTATCCGGTGGACAAGACTCTGCCGAATTTGAATTTATTACAACACGGTGATTTAATCCAATTTGTAAAAATTTTCAACAATGATAGAGAACCCATAATACCACCATTGTTATCGTCATCCAGTGACATTATACGATTAAGTGACCTGATACGTATTATCAAAGATATAGTTGGACGCGACAAATGCAACCTAAATATTATAGATTATTCATGTTCTAAGATTGCACCGTCTATATCTAAAGAAGAACTGCAATATGCACGATATATGCAGCCAAAAGACATTGAAAATTTCATTCCTGAATATGGTGGTAAAAATGCACGGAACAAGCGACGTACACATAGGCATTACGCAAAAAAACGATATACAAAAAAGCGTCACATAAAAAATAAAAGCTCAAAAACTTCAAATAATCCAATTCAAAAAAAGCAACATAAAAACACATAGATAACTAATACTAAACTAGTTCTCCATGAATTCGAATCAAAAGAAGGGTAATCCGCAAAAAATGCCCGGCCTACATACAATTGACATCAAACATACCGAACTCCTAGATAGATTCCATAAAATCGAGACAGAAACCATCCCGAAACTTCTCGAAGAAAAGGAGAACCTAAAAGAGAAAATCAAAACCCTGTCGAAAAGTCAATATGATGAGTACATGGACATACGCGACCGAATTAAATACATCCAACAAGAAATCAAATCCCTGACGCGACAAAAGAAAGATTATTTGTTGGATAATTCCAAACACATTTTCGATTATTTTGAGCAAAAGAAGCAAATCTCCGTCGATTCAAACACGCTCAATCAAAATTCCAATGTTCTCAATTCTTTCTTTAAAATCAAGGCCACACAATCGTCGTCGGCTGACCCCAACAACGACAAATATGCAAAATCCAAGCAATCTTACCAACATTATTGGCGAAACGTCACCAACGAGATTGCCAATATCCAAGACTTCATCGTCTCGACCGACGTGTGTGAAACATGTCACCGCGGAGAACTCATCCCCCAAGACGAAGAAGGCATATTGATTTGTAACAACACCGCCTGTGGAAAATTCGTGACCTACATTGTCGATAGTTCCAAACCCACCAACAAAGAGCCCCCGAATGAGGTGTCTTACACGGCCTATATCCGTCTCAACCATTTCAAAGAAATCTTATCCCAATTCCAAGCCAAAGAAACCACGCAAATCCCGGATGAGGTCATTGACGCAATCAAGGCGCGTATTAAAAAGGAGCGAATCAAGGACGTCTCCCTTATCAACTACGATAAAATGCGCGAAATGTTGCGGAAACTCGGCTTCAACAAGTATTTCGAACATATTCAATATATTAATTCGTTGTTCGGCATTAAACCCCCCATTATGAATGAAGAATTACACGAGACGCTATGTGTTCTCTTCATCGAAATACAAAAACCATGGGCGGTTCACTGCCCACCCAACCGAACCAATTTTTTCAACTATACGTACACATTGCACCAACTATGCGTGTTATTGGACCAGACCCAATATTTGCCCTATATTCCTATGATGAAGGACCGAGAGAAGCAATTAGAGCAAGATATGATATGGAAAAAGGTGTGTAATGACCTGGACTGGGAATACTTCCCAACCGTATGATTTGACCGACCAAATCAACTAACTATTGTAATATTATTACATAATGCGATGTAAAAATATTAATTACACACGGCTTAAGCGGCAATCTTAATACCGCCCACCAATGTGCTACCCAGTGTCATACCGGCACCATTTCTGGCGCTGGATCCCATGGAAGGAATAAACACGTCCAAAATGCTAAATGTGGCGGCAGCGGTCAAGGCAATCACAATGATTTCCTCAACGCTCAACGCCTTCTTGGGGATCAACATGGCGCAAATCGCCACAGCCAAACCCTCAATCAAGTATTTGATGGCACGCTTCAAAAGCTCGTTCATGTCAAACATTTCGGTCATGTCGAATATATATTATATTCAAATAAAATAATTCATTCTAAATGAAAAGAAACGAAACAACCAATATATGGAATTCGATATACACAAATATTATGTTATGTAGAAAACACTTAAATATAATGTTGGAATACAACATATAATGTCGTCGTTCGAGAAGAAAACGCTAGAAAATGGTTCAACAAATCCTAAATATGTAGATTTGTGCGACGAAGATGCCCCCGTCGCTGGACAGAAATTTGCATGCCTATCGTTTGTCTCCCCCGAAAAAATATTGAAGAAGCGCGAAGTGTATTTATTCGACCAATTCATCAAGAATTGGGAGTTTTCTAAATCCATGGAGCGATACTTCGAGTTCATCCATTTCGTTGCATACAAACATAACATGAATGTGGAGACGCTTATCGCAGATTTCAACGATTTCGTAAAGGAGGAATCATCAAAGCTAAAGAAAAGTGGCATTGAAGACGATTACAAGAATTTCATGGACAAGCAAGAAGACACATTGAACGAGAAGTTCAACCGAGAGCATTCTTTCCAAACGTCAGTGCGCGGTCTCAAGGTACGTGGCGTGTTTGCATCTCAGGAAGAGGCCGAACAGAAGTGCAAGAAGTTGCGCGAACACGACCCCAACCACGATATTTTCGTAGGACCGGTGGGTGTGTGGATTCCATGGGATCCGGATGCGTATAAGACGGGTCGTGTAGAACATTTGGAGGAGGAGTTGAATGCATTGCACAAGGAAAAGATGAAGAACGAGGAAATGGCGAAGAAGGAGTTCGAAGAACGCGTGCGCGAAACAAAAAAGAAGGCGATTATGGAGAATATCGAGAAGGCGAAGGCGAGCGGAAATGTGCTTACCCAAACATTGGACGCCGATGGAAATCTAGTGGGTGTAAAGGAGACGGTGAACTTCGAAGAGCGTGATGTGGCCGACGCTGAATCTACCAAACTTCGCAATGAGTTGTTACTGGAACAGAACAGCAATCCGGCGGACTCACTCGAGAGTGTCGATTAATCGACCCATAATCGTACGCATATTCAACAATAGAAAATAACTTATAACGATATAAAAAGTTATGATGTATTAAATGTAACACATCATATGACAACATTTTGCGATATAATATACAGGAAATATATTCTGGTCGATGCACAACATGCAGAATTCTTAACATTTGACTATATTACCAGTCCCCAATATTTTACAGTCAATCTGCATATGGTGAGCAGTCTTTGCCGTGATACCATTTATGTATTATATTCCATATTTATATCGATTTATCTTCATGCACGTGCGAATTATGTAAGCACGAAGTATGCATATATTAAAAATACGTTTGACAACCCGTTTTACAACGCCGAACAAAAAGCCGAATTTATCAATATATTTCGGGGAGTGCAACGCCTCTATCGAGTATTATGTAAATTTGCTTATAAATGGAAGTGGAATCGAGCAACATATGCTATCAAACACGATTTATTGTTGAATCCCATTGAACCTCACCAATATTTCGTGTTGCCATTATTGCATGCCGGTAAAAAATACTTGTTTACGAAAAGCGACTTGACGAACATTGTTGAAACCGCACTAACAAATTCACCTTATATTTACGCAGAGCCATTACCGATTAAGAATCCATACAACAATTTGGTGTTTGACAAATCTCATTTGTATACGATTTATTTCTTTATGAAACATCGCATGTTTATTTTGCCGACCATTTTTCATCAATATTTCCTCCATAATTTTCATTTGAAATTGTTTCGCGATAATAACGAGGCGCTCATTCGAAAAATGCATATCAATTCGATGATAAAGACAAATAACACGGCTATTCGTCGCCGGGATATAAACACAATGATTCGCCAGTATAATGATCATTGTATTAGTACGACCAAAAAAATATATATTGACCCGGATTTTCCAAATGACGTATTATTTCGCGCAATGACGCCATATTTGCATTTGTTTTATACTTCTACATATGCATTGGATATTGCCGAAAAAGGCAGTGCAATGAACATTTTGAAATATCAATTGGCGAGGTTTCATAAAATATCACCTACATTTGGCCGAAAATTCATTAAAATGCGATTTGGAAAAACGAAGTCACAACCGCTAGAATATGTATACGACATGCGATATGCACAATATATAACACTGCCATTTTCAAAGAATTATGATACATGTCATACCACCATTATTGAAGACAATCCGGAGGACGAAAAAGAATCGGGTATGTCATTTTATCCGTTGTTACCACACAGCACGTTGATTCCGCATATTGATGACGACAATGACGATGACGATGACGATGATGACAACGTCAATATTAACACGCATATTGCAAACAATAATGATGACGACGATGATCAGGGCGAACATGATGATGCGGATGCAGAAACGTTAAGTATGTTACGTGATGTGAATGAAGATGTAGATGGTGACAGTGATGATGTAAGTAATATTCTCCATGAATCGAATACAGACTATGACTCGGTTCATGAGGATGATTTAGCTATACATATGGAAATCGCAACATCCGGTTCAAATACAGACTACGACAGCGATTGATTTGTGCCGACCTACCATTTTGATTTCTTCACATTAATTGGTTGAGCACTTTTCTTTTTAGATTTGCTTGGGTCATATGCCTCATCTTCGTCATCTGACCCCATATTTTTAGATATTTCCCAAAATTCCTTGGATCCCAGACGAAAATTTGGATGATTTTCGGCCTTATACCAAAATATCTGGTCATTCAGTTTATTCGATTTCGCATTGTTGTTAATGACCAAACATTCGAAGTTCTCGGTGCACTGGTCCATAACCGCACAAAATGATTCCAATGTGGGAAACATACTCGCATAATTTTCCCATATACGTTTACGGTTTGCCAAATACGGTTCTCGCAATATAAACACATAATCGATGTTTGTACGTAGATTCGGGGGAATACCCAATGGATATTGCATGGTAATAATAAGCATGATCTTCCAATGACGACCATTCATAAATAACAGTCTCATCATTTTGTCGCGAGTCCATGATGCATCATATAAACAGTCATCTAAAATAACAAATGCCCTCGGGTCGATTGTTGTACGCTTATAGGTTTCTATTTCCTTGTTTACTTGTTTCAATACCGTTTTTTGTCGCCGCAATACATTCTCAATGAGAACCGTGTTGTATTCTTCGTGAATAAATAGTTTAGGTACATGGGCCGCATAAAAACCATTACCGGCTTCTGTACCTGAAATAACTGTGCCAATCGGGATATCTTGGTGATAAAATAACAGATCTCTTACTAAAAATGACTTACCTGTATCACGTCGCCCAATCAACACTACCACGGGGCCTTTATTTTCATCGGGTTTGAACGTAATCTCGCGCATACTGAATCTTTTTAGTTCCAACGTCATTGTATTTTATGTATACATTAGTAGATATAAAATGAATTTTTAGGATAAACGTGCTGGTCGCCATAATTCAGCCACAAGCATTTTCCATTAGTTTAGAATATGTGAAAAATATGTATTCACCACTTATACAGATTCGACAACAATCATGGCAAATGAAATTCCTAAATTCACAATCCATTACGCGAAACACAAAACGGTTCAAATGAATATTTTAGAAGAGACCGGTCAGGTTACTTCGGCGGAAGATATTGAAGCCAATTATTCGCCATTTCGCATTGAATCCGTGCAAAACTACAATCCAATTTATGATTTGTGGTTTACATTGGATGAATCCAACTACAATCGCATATCGTTAAACAATGCCTATCATTTGGTGGATATGAATACAGTGGTTGGATTGAACACGAAAGACGTCATTTCTCGCCCGGTATTTATTAAGTATTCACCACTATTAGACCCAATTCGATACATGGTGGGTAAATATGAATCATGCAAACAACCGATTTGTAATTTGCCGTCATTGACAAATGAAAACGTACATATGAAAATTCAGGATTATAACAACATGGCTTATGTGGATTGTTTCTTCAGTTATTTGTCTAGCCAGCTCCTGAATACTCATAATTTTGTGCACGGTGTTGACTTTTACGGGTCGTTTACCGGCATTCAGGAACAATATAAAATGGATATTACGGATGATTATGATTATTTACAAGGTTCCGCCTTTTTCAATAAAAATAACAAAATATTGTTTAAAACGTCGCATGTGGATAATGATGGGTATTATAATTATGGGTCACACGGCAATAAACCTCGGCTTCAAGTACTAGAAACGCCTAAACGTAACATATCAGCTGTTATTATTGATGATTTGATAATTCCCATTCCCGAAAATGAATCGCAGCCGACCATGCAAGTTGTCGATGCCAATCTAGACACCGAGTTAGTATATACAAACCCGACTGTAGAAAGTAAAAATAGCTCACGAAATACGTCGGGCTCATCGGATAATTCAATTAGCAGTCAAACCACGGCAAGTAACTCGGACAGCGAATGTGACCATAACAGCAGCAGTGAAGAAAGCGTTTGGGATACCGAAGATGAAGATGATGAACATAGTAACAGTGAAGAAAGCGGAGATGATGATGACGACGATAACGATGACGATGACGAATCGTATACCGACCCAGATGCATATTACGCCTACATAAAGGACTTCCCCGTGCATTGTATCGCACTGCAAAAATGCGATGGTACATTAGATTCGCTATTTAGTAAAAATGCACTTGGTAAAGAAGAAGCCACCTCCGCTCTCATGCAAATAATAATGACACTATTATGTTATCAAACCGCTTTCCAATTTACACATAATGATTTGCATACAAATAACATCATGTATGTCAATACAAACGAAGCGTTTCTGTATTACACGTATAAGCGCAAAATATACAAGGTGCCTACGTTTGGCAAAATATTCAAACTAATCGATTTTGGCAGAGCCATTTATAACTATAACGGTCGCAGATTATGCAGCGATAGCTTTGCACCAATGGGTGATGCATCAACCCAGTATAACTGTGAACCGTATATGGATGTAAGCAAACCTCGTCTGGACCCCAATTATAGCTTTGATTTGTGTAGATTGGGGTGTTCACTTTATGATTTTGTAATCGACGATGACGATAATCCTAAATGCTACGATGAACTGCAACAGTTAATACACGAGTGGTGTTTGGATGACAATAAGAAAAACATTCTGTATAAGCAAAATGGTGAAGAACGTTATCCAAATTTCAAATTGTATAAAATGATTGCACGCACAGTGCATAACCATACACCAGAAAGCCAACTTTCTCGTAACATATTCAAACAGTACATTGTTCCTCTATCCACGGAAGTTCTAGCGCACGTACATATCAACGTTGATAAGTTGCCGGAATATTACACAAAGTATGTGTAAATGGTCGCGTAATTGTCATTATGGATGACTCGTTCATAAACATTTTTTTTGGAAAAATGTTTATCTAATCCGGAGTATTACTTGTTCATGTATTTGTTCTTGAACATTTCAGGTGTCATAATTGGTATGTTTTCGGCAACTGCCTTTTTGGTTTTGTTTGATACATCGTCCAGCGACTTTACAATAAGTACAAACGTCTTTTTGCTCATATTATCATCTAACTCACCGCCAACCTTTTTCAAATAGTCGATGATTTCTGCATCTCGCACCTTCGTCATAACCACATGTTTCCCATATAATGGATGGGTTTCGTCATGTATTAATGCTGCTGCTGTTGGTGCGGCCTCAGCTGACTTGGCAGGTGCAACTGTAGTGTTCGCGATTTTATGCATTAGATCGCATTCTTTCATAAATTCCAAAAACACAGGAATATTGGTTGCAAAACTTTTCGCATTCTCTTTTCCAATCCCGTCAATCGTTTGTAACATCTCGATTTTGCGGTCGGTTGTTTCATGGCTGGTTAATATTTTGGGATAGGCAGTCATAATCGGCTGTATTTTTCGCACGCCAATGCCACGCCCAAACTTATTTGACGACGCCATAATTGTTACTAACGACGCCTTTTCCACCTGAGCTTGTATTCCATCGTATATTTTATTTACCATTTTCGTTTTGAAACCCTCCACTTTCGCATAATCGTCTTTTGTCATTTTCAAAATCGCAGGAACAGTCGAGTAACCTGCATTCATTATTTTTTTCACATTGCCGCCGCCGAGTCCGTCTACTTCTAGACCTGTGAAAAAATCGGTGATATTCTTTGATTGAACGGTTTCGTCATCTTCCATATTATCCAATACAATATCCACGTTTGTTTCTGTCCAATGATACTGCACGGTCGGCATTTTCGCTATTTCTGCTTGCACCGTGACAGATTTGATATAAGGAATAACATCCCCACTTCGAATGATTTGGATTATTGCACCCACGCCGATTTTATTGCTTTCTATAAATTTGCCGTTGAAACCAGTTGCATATTCGATTGTAACTCCGCCTAGACGGACAGGTTCAATGCGGACACGCGGCTTCAAATATCCGCTTTTACTGGGCGTCCATATTACATCAACCACTTTGGCTTCTGCGACTTGGTCAGATATCACCATTTTAAATGCGAATGCATGGTCTGGATTACCATCTTTGCGCAAATAAATTTTATCATCCGTTACAATAACACCGTCGATTTCGTATTCGTAATTTGTTCTCCAGTCCATTAATAATTCGGATAATTTTTCGTTTGTCAGTGCATCTACGGATTTATGTTGCACTACTTCGTGACCGAGGTCAATCAACGTCTGTAGCTGTTCACTTGGGCGTAGCGAAGGCCGAATTACTTCATATGCAACAAAATGTAGGTCGCTCGTTTTATCGTCGATGGTTTTACTGTTCACAATGCCAGACACTAAATTTCGGGGGTTGGCGAATTTGGATTTATATTTTTCTTCGAATACGACACGCGGCATGATTAATTCGCCGCGAACAACACTATTCTTTTCGAGGGGCAGCTTGAGCACCGACAACAAATGACTAACATCCTGGCCGATTGTGCCGTTACCACGTGTATATAATTTGGGCACGCCACCCTCGGTTGTATATAGCCCGCTTACTCCGTCCAATTTGCACGATAAAACATACGGCCCTTTATATTTCTGGGTCCATGTTACCAGCGCGTTTGTATCCGGTTTAATTTTGTCCATCGACGCCATTTTGTATGGTAACTCTACTTTGTTTTTCGTGACATTTGCCCCAATATTGGTCAACACTTCGTTCGTGGGGTATTTTACTTCCATATATTCTTTAATAATATCATATTCATTGTCGCTCATTATGGCGTTTTTTGTGTTATAATATGCATCTCCGGCGGCTTCGAGCCATTCAACTAGTTGAGATTCATTCACTGTATCCAACATGTCGATTCCTTCACTGCGGAATCGAGCGACTAACTGTTTCGCAATATTTATTCTGGCCTCCATATTATATTCTTTGCTTTTTAATTTTATATCGTTTTCTTTGTTGTCTTTCTTTACCTCTGGACCCACGACTGGACCCCCAACAGCTTCAGTTGATTTTACACGTTTGCGTTTGATTGTTATATTCTTCGGTTTCTTTGCAGGTTCAACGATTGGCTCGACTTTATTCAGGTGTAATATCGGCACTAATTCGGGCAATACTTCGGCTTCGTTGGATATGTTCGTTTTTAATATTTCGTCCGTAATACCTGTTTCATCTAGCTCCAACCTGGGTGCAATTCCGTTTATTGTCACTGTTTTCTTGGTTTTGCGGGGTTTGGTGACTTTTGGTTTGGTCGGGTTATCAGTTGCTGCTGCACCACTAGGCGATGCCTTTTTGGTTTTGCGGGGTTTGCGAACTTTGGGATTTCCATCGGCATCCAGTGCCACTTTTCTTGTTTTTGCTGGTTTGGCGGGTTTGGCGGCTACTGGAACCGGCGATTTCGGGTTGATTGCAACAGCTTCGACTGCTGCTTTGCTGGGCGATGCCTTTTTGGTTTGGCGTGGTTTGCGTACTTTGGGATTACCCTCCGCGTCCAGTGCAACTTTTCTTGTTTTTGCTGGTTTAGTTGCAGCGCTGGGCGATTTGTTTTTGGGTTTTTGCGCTGATACTGGTTTCTCGGGTTCACTATGTGCAGGGCAAATGGGTACAATGCAATCTTTCTTGTCTACATTACACGTGCACCAATTTCTTATTCCGTTAAGCCTATTATCTGTCCAACTAGGAGAACATCCAGTTGCGCATTCCCCTCCAGGTACAGTATCACACGATTTATAGCAACTTTGGCCTTTTTTCTCTACACCCGTATCTGGTATAATGGGAAGTGTGGTTTCTACCGCGCGACCGTCAATACGCTGTTCAGGCGATTTATATTTTAAATAAAGAGAACTAAATATTGATTCTTCGTCCACAAATATTTTGTCTATTTTTTCGCCTTTTTCTTCACCCTTTGTCTTGGTATACATACCATGTTCATTTAACGACAATCCCAGACGTAGCGCATATCCACGCATAACCGTATTAAACGCCTTACTTCCCGTAAAATACAGTATTGCAAATGGGAACTCTTCTGGTGAAGTATACATGAAGTCGACACGACGCGCATGTTCGGCATTCGGCAATTTGGCAATAACCAGACACTTTGTTTTCCCTCGGGAGAGAACCTCAATAATCACATTTTTACGTTTTAAATCATCGACAAATTCAATGAAAACGTTGGCATTTCTCGATGTAATAATAACATCAATATCCCCCGATGTCTTCGCGCCGCGTCTGTAGCTACCTACGATTTCGTATTTGGATCCGTCATCGGCGCTAGCGGTCGCGGTTGCAACATTAAACGATGATTCAAATTCTTTATCAAACTTCTCGATTTCATTTCGCGGGATTCGCTTTAAGATGTCTTCATAATACTTCAACCCAACCCGTTGAATATCGTTCAATAGTTTGTCTTGTTGTTCGCGTAGGTCTTCGATTGTTTTGATACCCTGCTTGACTAATTCTTGTGCTTTTTTGGGGCCAATTCCGTAAATATCGGTTAACCACATTTCCGGGTTCTCTTTTTCTCGTTCAAACACATGAAGCGTGCCGGTCTCATTATATTCCGCCAATTTGGCGAGTATCGTTGGGCCTATATTGGGCTTTCCTTCCAACTGTTTTACATCTGTAATATCTTCGGTTAATCCTAACACGGTGTCTTGTGCTCGGCTATATATGCGGCTCCTTATATTATCTCCCTTTTTATTCATCAATGTAGATAGCCGACCCAATACGTCCGCGAAAATCTCATTCTTTCGCGGGCCGTCTTGCATGCCTGTGTCATTTTCCGCAACTAACATAGTTTGCTCCGCTAAGTCGGTCTGCACCATGGCCTGCTCCGCTATGGCCTGCTCCGCTATGGCCTGCTCCGCTATGGCTGCGTCATTTACAATCTTTAATTTGCGTGCAGGCCCAGCCTCTTTCATGGGCTCGGGCTCCATCTCTCCTCGTTTTCGACCCTTTTTTATCATTTTTTGTATACTAATTATTTGTTCCTGGGTCTCATCCATTCTATATACATATAACAGATATTATATGTATATTCTTTACAACATTGCACATCACATGTACTACAGCATGTACCACTACAGTCTAAAACCCAGGCTCGTCTGTGAATACTTGTGTCGCCTTTAGATTCAGCGCCTTACCATCTGTTACGACATCCATGAAATCGCTGAGTGTTCCATTCACCTGAAAAAATAAAAACAACCCAATAAATGATGCCCCAAACACCATTGCGGCGTCGCGAATGACATGCTTCAGCGGTGTCCACTGTTTCGAAATATATTTCATCTCAAAAACTTTCATCATGCTAAATAAAAACATTACAATTGCTGCAACGATCAATAGTTTTTCCATAATTTCGAATATATTACAATATAGAATATTATATGTATGTTCTAACGCAGCTAGTCATGGGCCGACACATTAGATTGGCGGTAACTCCTCGATACCATCCAATGTTATTTCATCCGACATGTTTTTACCGCTGGGTTCGTCCAGTATGTCAAACCCGCTTAAATCGACCAAATCTGTGTGTATTTGCAGACGTTCATCGTCGGTATCACTGTCTTCTTCTTCCAATCTTCGAGAAATTGCGCGAGAAGTACTAATATCTTCCAAACGCTCCAGCGATTTCGGTGCGTCCACTTTTTCGACTTTATTCACATTGTTTAATACAGAATCGGTATCATTAAATGACAATTTGGTGACGACTTCATTGTCGTCCAAATTCTGGATAGTCGGTACGACCTCAGGGACGGTTTCTTCCGCTTTCTTTTCTTTTTGCTCGGGCTCTGGTTCGGCCGCTTCTGTGGTCGGTTCGGTATCTTCCATGTTCTCGATAATGACTTCTTCTTCTTGCTCTACACTTTCGTCCATGTATGCGCGAATAATGGCCTCCGTTGGTATACTTTCGCGAATCGTCATCAAAATGCATTCCTGAATAATCGACTCCAATTCTCGCTGATTCTTCTGTATTTGCAATGGAGAAATGTTCTTCTCGAATAAATATACATTCATATACACCTTTCGGGCAACGTGAATATACACCTTGTGAATAAAGACATCTAGCTTGGGAATAGAAATGTCAATCTTCTTCTGTTTGTTTCCAACACGTATGCATGTCAATACTTTCAACTGAATGATATGAACACATGTAATTAAATCTTCCAAATAACCACACCCACTGCGGTCAATAATACGTTTGCGTTCTTCTTCGACGATGATGTTGTTCCATTTGGGAACGCGAGACAGCAGGTTTTGGAACGTCATCAAATACTTACTCGCCTCATCATTGTCTAAACACATTTTCCAGGATTCATTGAAAATGGACCGAATACCCTCTATAACGAGCGGCGTAAATATACTTACTAACCGACTACACCACTCATTGCGAGACTCGTGTAAATTGGATATGACAAAGTCGTCCATTATGTATTATATTTCTGTAATACTTTTTAAGTCCTTATTTGAACGCAAATACAAAAAATCAAATATAGACAACATTAACATTTTCTCGAATCTATATTCGGATCGTATTGTGTCAAAATAAATACAGGCCTTTGCTTTTAGTTCGGCGTCTAATTCTGTATTATTATTTATCCATTTCATCAAATCGATGCATGAAAGGCCGTACTCAGTTATGCGCTCGCACAACGCGATGAGACCTGCATGAGACGGCTCGTCGTCAACGCAATCATGTATTGTCGTATCCAGCCATTGCTCATGGTTCTCGGTATATTGTATTTTATAGTTGGAATTTTTAGACAAATCGTGTAAGTTGTGTATTATGCCCGCTTCCATGTGTTCAGGTACGTATATTTCACAGAATCTCGACAATATTGGTTTTAATAATTTGTGCTTGTTCTCAATAATGATAAAAAATCGTGTATTAAAACTGAATTGTTCAATGCATCGTCTCAACGCGGACTGTGCGTCTATCGTCAAATTGTCGGCGTTAATGAGTACGATTGTTTTAAAAAGCGTGCCGTTGTTGGACTGTATATTCGTTTTTGCGAAAAACTTCAGCTCGTCGCGTATAAATTTGATTCCTTTTCCGTGGGCACAATTGACAATCATGATGTTTGACTTCATGCGGGGCTTATTTTCGTCGTATATCATATTCAAAAAGTTGTTTACGATGGTGCGTTTCCCGCTGCCCGACGTGCCGTGAAAAATGAGATGTGGAATTTTGTTCGTCTTATGAAAATGGGTTAGCTTTGCGTATATAGATTCATGTATATTCAGTGTTTTTTTGGTATTATGTATTTGTAGGTTCTCATTGGATGTCTTTGAAAATAGGTTTTGCATTGTTATGAAATAAAATCATATAATTTCTATATGATTTTACCGCGCAGTATATTAGTTTTGTTTTACAATAACTAACTGTTTGGTGAACGCATATCGTTCATGGTACATCGTTTTTCGGCTCAAATTACACTTGAGACACGCGATCACCAAATTACCCTTGTTATGGCCCTGATTATTGTAGATTCGATCGAGTGACCATTGTTTCGGTTCTCGAACATTTTCATAGAGAACATGTACAGAGTCTTTACAATAATAACAAAAATTCGACGATTCTTCCAACAATTGTATCACGTATTCCACGTCGGCGAACTTTTCCGGGTCGTGGAACTCCTTTTTTACGTCCTGGGCTTTGTATCCGTTTAATTTTTGCATTATATGTTGTTGGATTACTTTGCATGGCTGTTTTGCCACCACGTTTTTTGAATGCAACTGTTTTATATAAGTGCGTTGCATGTCGGGCTGAAGGTCGGCGGCTGAGAACTGCCATGAATCCAGTGCAATAACCGAACGTTTTTTGGGAACCGCTGCTTGCACAGTGCAATTATCAGTATCATTGTCGTCGGTTTCACTTGCCTTTTTGGGCGGCGTTAGATCTACAGTGATTCGTTTTATAGTATTCGATACGTTCATTTATTTTTGATTATATTTTCCCAAGTTTATTTGGACGTATTGAGAACCTAACCAATATTTGTAAAAGTAGATGACAGTTTTGCACAGTTTCCGCCTACAAATGACGCTGTATATTCAATCGAGATGGGTTTCGTTTGTGTTTCATTGCCATATGTAAATTTCCAGTGCAAATCCGCGGATTTTGCACCACCTTTTACACACTGGTATATATTGTTCTCGAATTGCGCGTAAGCACCGCGATTAATACTCGGCGCCTGAGGAAAGATGTTGATCGGTTCATTGCCATATCCACCTAGACGATTTGCTAAAATATGTCCGGCGTCGCAATCTTGGACCCCGTCGTCGTCGAGCATTCGGGAGTATTTTTGCGTACACGAGGTTGTTTCTGTGCCGTGGTCTAGGTCTGCGGGCGTAATTTCGCCGGTGGCCGATACAACCACAATATAATCTCCATGGCGAACATAATCGTATGTCACGACCGCGGTACCGTCGCCCATATGCAATGTGTTTTCACCCACTACCGGGCACGGTTCAGTTGTACAAACACACGTGGTCGGGTTGTTTAAGGCGGTAAGCATATTTAGTAAACAATATAACAATAATGCCCTCATAGTATATATAACAGAGAGAATGTTTTTATGGCTATTGCTACTATGGTTCTCGCAATTGGTATGTATTATTGCAATGAATTCGTCCACAATTTATGTATTCGCCTATAGTTGGACACCCGGATTTTGTATTGGACAAACATACCCCGGTTGTGCGTCTCCGCTGGAATACTGGAAAAGCAACTTCACGATTCATGGTCTATGGCCACAATACGATACGACTGGATATCCGTCGAGTTGCACTAACGAGCCATTTAATCCTAGTGTACCGACCGAAGTTGGTTTAGACACAATGGTAATGCGATGGCCCGACGTGAAATATGATGTGAATAATCCTAATTATGACTCATTCTGGGAACACGAATGGACCAAACACGGCACGTGTTCCGGATTATCACAGTATGAGTACTTTGCGGCAGCGATTGCCTTATCATCTGTTCTAATGACGCCGGATTTAATAAATGAATCAATCGGCTCGTCAGTGAATGCGGACTTATTGCGAACATCGATTGCCCCCGCTGCGTCGGTGTCATTACAATGCAATCATCAACAATTAGTTGGTATATATACATGTTGGAGCCAGCATGAGAACCTGCCTGCTAGCCTGGTAACATGTCCTGCAGATGTACTACAAGAAGATACATGCAAAGCGACGGACGAGGTTTTTATTCCGGAATTGTAGGACTGTGGGAACACAATTTCCCACATATTCCCACAAAAATGGGAACTTTAATAAAAACACAAAATAAACTTGTGTTGCGATTTTCCGAAATTGGACATTTTTAAAATGTCCATTTTTGAAAAGTGAGGCCGTTTCTTTTTCTGAAAAATGTGAAAAATCAGTTTTGCTGCATAATGCTTTAAATCCCAAAAAAATAATTTCAGGTTGACTGCATACTTTTTTTTGGGAAAATCATGGCGGTATGTTTAGGCGATTTTTATGTCACTATAAATAAAAGAAAAATCATGACAAAAGGTGTCGCCGTCGTACATGAAAAATCACCGACATTTGAGTGTATAAAATGCAACTATAAATGCAGCAAATTAAGTGAATGGAACCGACATGAACTGACTCGTAAACATAAAATAGTGACAAATAGTGACATAAAAATCGCGGCTGCTCGGTACGAGTGTGCATGTGGAAATACATATAAACACCGACAGGGATTATCGTTTCATCGTAAAACATGTACAATAAATATAGAAGCGCCTCAACCACCTCAACCTGAGCCAGTCGTGATGCCTACCATACCCAATATAACAGAGACAACCGACACGTCTGTTATTATTAAGCTGTTAAAACAAAACGATGATTTCAAAACTCTTATGGTGGAACAATATACACAACTACAAGAGACAAATAAACAAAATATTGAATTGCAACGTCAGTTGGTAGATGCTGTGAAAAATAGTGCAAATACACATACAATCGTCAATCATAATAATACGACTAATAACCACACCCAGAAATTCAACCTGAATTTTTTCCTTAACGACACATGTAAAGACGCAATGAGTATTACTGACTTTTTGCGTAATTTGAACGTTCACATCGACGAGCTGGAATACATTGGCAACCATGGATATGTAAATGGCATGACCAAAATGATCATGGACCGTCTCAAAGACATGGATATTACCAAGCGGCCGATTCATTGCACGGATATTAAACGGGAGACTATGTATATCAAAGACGACGCTGGCTGGAGCAAAGATACAGACGAACTGACGAAGTTGCGGAAAATATTGAGCCGAATATCCATGAATAATTACAGAACTGTACCTGTTTGGAGAACCGCGAACCCAGATTGTGAGGTGATGGAAACGCGAACATACGAATTCTGTTACAAAATGATGCGGGCCATTTTGGGCGATGTGGAAGAAGAACAAATCAGGCTGGATAATAAAATCATTAAGACATTGGCAAAAGAACTGTTTGTACAGAAATAATAACATTGTTCATATACCATTATTGTGGGTACATGAACTCCCACCTTTCCCACTTTCCCACAATGACTTACTTTTTGTTCCCACTATTTTCCGTCCCACATAAAAACATTGGATAAACTTAGAGTCGAATTTTTGGATTTTGGACATGTCTTTTGCGGTAGGTGTTTAGGAATCTTAATCTACAAAAACAATATAGAAAACTAATCTTATTGTTATTTTATACTAATATAAAATGCCAAAGACAGAGATTGACTATTCCAATACTATTTTTTATAAAATTTATTGTAAGAATCCAGATATAAAAGATGTTTATATTGGACATACTACGAACTTTGTTCAGCGCAAGCATGCTCATAAACGTAGTTGTACACACGAAACGTCTGCGAATTATAACTGTAAGGTTTATAATGTCATACGTGAATATGGTGGGTGGAACAATTGGAAGATGGAAATAATTGCATTTCGTGAATGTGCTGACCATTATGAAGCTAGAAAAGTAGAACAGCAGTATTTTGAAGAATATAACGCAACTCTAAATAGTATTGAACCATTCCCAAAACCTAAGGCGATAGTGCCGAAGCCCATTCGGGTAAAAATAGAAAAGAAACTATTATACTGCGAAACGTGTAATGTATATTTTCATACGAAAAATGCGAATGATGTCCATGTAAAAACAAATAAACATATTAAAAGGGTTGCGAAAGCTAATAAACCCGCGCAGGTATCTATAAAAATTCCAGAAAACGCCAAAAAATTCACATGTGAAAAATGTGAGTTTGATTGCAAAAAATTATGTGACTATAAACGGCATTTGGAAACTGCTAAGCATAATTTCTTAAATAGTAACAATAGTTCCATACGAAGGCCATCTACATATAAATGCATATGTGGTAATGAATATAAACATGCACCCTCTTTATGTAAGCATAAGCATACATGTACATATAATTATGCCCAGAACAAGCCAAATGATGCCGTCAAATTTGAGTGTATAAAATGCAACTTTACATGCAGCAAACAAAGTAATTATAATGCACATTTATCTACTACAAAACATAAAAGGATGATAAATAATACTATTATGCTGCCACAAATATTAACATGTGATTGTGGTAATGAATATCAATACCGTTCTGGATTATCACGGCATAAGAAGATATGTACATATAATTCTACCCCACCATTAGAAAATACTATTATATATACTCAAGATAAGCCCACTCAACCTACCGCTGATAATGCAACTGAACTAGCAACTGATAAATTATTTGTATTAGTAAAAGAACTCATGTTACAATTGGCAGTAAAAGATAAACAACATCAGGAACTTATGTCACTTATGGTGACAAGAGATCAGCAAATAGCGGAATTTCAAAATACCATGAACGAAATGATTTCACATCTAGATAACAAAAAAATCTACAAGAAAGTATTGCCCGAAATAAAACTGGACAAATCCGTCATATAGTAGACAAATCCACAATCCACAATCCACAAACAACATTTTATGTTTGTTATATCAAAAATAACAAATATAAACGTGAACCAATAATGATAAGTAGCTATGTTCTCAAGATTCTTCACAAAAACTTATAATAAACTGTCATTCGAAGACGTACAGTTTGCAATACAACACAATGACCAGTTTATATTAATCAACACATTACCAATCAACGAACAAACATGTTTGATCAAGAAAACGGTTCCATATCAAGAAGAAGAAACAATCATAAACGGATTGCTTATCAAATACGGGTTGGCAGAGAAAAAAATAATCATATACGGACGGCATAACATGGACGAAACCTCAATCACAAAATACGACCAATTAACTAATTTAGGATTCCAGACCGTATACTTATATGTCGGCGGATTATTCGAATGGCTCACCTTACAGGACATATATGGTAAAGAAGAATTCCCGACAACAACATATACGTTAGACCTGTTAAAATATAAGCCAACCCGAACATTCGGGGGGTATTTGTTAACACGATAATCCCGTCCAAAAAATTGATTTACGTATAATGTAAAATATACGTAAATATAACTCAAAATTTTTGTATAACTACAATATACACAATGTCAACACGCCCCTTTATTATTTCGATCGAAGGAAATATCGGCGCGGGCAAGTCAACCATTATCGACAAGCTAGGTAAGAAGTTGGCAGGCAATAATGAAATAATCCTGTTAAAAGAGCCCGTAGACATCTGGGAAAGCATTCGAGAAACCAGCACCGGTGAAAACATCCTACAAAAATTTTACAGTGATCCGCACAAATACGCGTTCTCGTTCCAAGTAATGGCATATGTAACCCGCCTCAGTTTAATCCGCAATACCATCCGTAATAATCCAGGATGTAAGGTAATTATTTGTGAGCGTTCATTGGACGCCGACCGCAATATATTCGCCAAGATGTTATTTGACGACGGACAAATCGAAGATATACATTACCAAATCTACCTCAGGTTTTACAATGAATATGCAAAAGATTACCAAATCGACGGAATTGTCTATATTGACGCCGATGCAGAAGTCTGCCACCGCCGAATTGCCAAGCGTTCGCGAGACGGAGAATCCGGTATTCCAATCGATTATTTACAAAAATGCAAACTCTATTATGATAATTGGTTGTCGTCTATCCTCGCGACGACCGACGTACTACATATAAATACAAATGAAGACGTCACTTATAATGTATTCGACAAAGACGACATGGGCAATCAATGGTTACAGAAAATAGAAGACTATATTCATAGACTGGTGAATTATGTTCCAATGGAAGAGAGCGTGTCAATCATTGACGCAATGGAATCATTTATCGTTTCACTGCACGCATGAATCTAACACACGTGTATATTCAAAGAAAAACATGGGGCTGCTTTGCATATTTTATGTCAAATAGCATGACATAAAATATAGAAAAAAATGGATAGTACGAAGTCGGGGGCCTAATCAAACTTTACAATAATCTTAACTGTTTCTTTTTTAATGCACTTGCATGCGGAAATCGACAACTCTTCCCGCTTCTTGCGTGTTTTCGAATTGGCATCCCCGGACACATCTGTCGGCGTGCGACGTTTGGCGGTACTATTACAGCTGTTCATATCATGTTCAACATCACTAAAATTACTTTCAATAAAATCAACGATGCGATTCTCAATCGCCCATTTAAAAAAATTCAACTGGCCAATGGTCGTCTCCATGCACTGATTTGTATTATACGGAATCGTAACGCGGTCCCAACGGCAAAACGGGTCAAACCGTTTTTTGGAATACGCTTTTAGTTTGAGTTTGTATTCATTGTATACTTTAAACCGGGTAGTACTGGAAACTCCATTCTTAATCACGGGGTTCTCATATACTGTAAAATTCTTCTTTGCATAATTTGTGACAAACCAGTCGACAATGCGCAACGAAATTCGGGTTTCACCGTTTATAATGTTCATCATAATATGAATATTGTCAGGATTGTTATAAAATTCGAGCAAAGTATTCATGAGTAAGTCATTTTGTGTGTGTAAATTGGCGGAACGATACATGATAAGGTAGATAAAAATATGCATTTATACCCTTTACATCAAATTAATTTGTAAAAATACTAAAAAATTGATTGCATGCGCATCCAAATACTGAACCCAAATAATTAACCAATTACCCGTTAAAATGGATTTGAAGCAAAATAAGTTAAGCAAGACGGAGTGGGAGTCCATCGAAAAGTCCGTGGACGAAACCGAAAAAAAAATCTTAAAAATGATCGTGTCTGGTTACGAAGACGTAAATGTCAGGTACAACGAGACGTTGTCGATGAACAATTACATTCGTTTCGATAGTTCACTCGAGATGGATTATTTCTTGTTCAAAAAATACTTCGAGCCACCTATGACTGATGCAATTACCAAGTATGGCGCAAGTACTCCACTCGCAACATATGTGTGTCCATTGGGCGGTGGGAAGCTGAAAAAGCTAAAAAGTGGTGAAACAATTCGATTGAATAATCTAGAAACAAACATACAAACAAATCGGTCTATTATATTTGAATTTCTGCTGATTGATTTATTTGCGGAGTTGGTGAAGCAAATTAAGAAACGCAAACAAAAATACGCATTTTATTTGTATACGATTACCCAACTAAAAAAGGCGTCTATACCAAATATCAATGCATATGTTCTCGATTTGGTAAACTTCACCCTCAACTACGTAAATTCATTTACAAAGACGAGCGAAATCATCACAAACGCGTATGATTTCATTGAGCGCAATAAATATTTGTTGAAATACGAGGACCGTACGCTGTTTAAGCATCAGCGCGAGCTATTTACCATCTGCAAACGCCGTCATAACCCGGCCGACGGTAAGCTGATCCCGCGATTGATTCTGTATACTGCTCCCACCGGTACTGGAAAGACAATGTCTCCGCTAGGCCTAGCAACGGAGAATCGTGTGATATTCGTGTGTGTTGCCCGTCACATTGGTTTGGCATTGGCCAAATCGGCCATTTCCATGGAGCGAAAGGTGGCCTTCGCATTTGGCTGTGAAACCGCGGCGGATATTCGTCTCCACTATTTCTCCGCAATCGATTATACGATCAACCGCAGGTCCGGTGGAATCGGCAAAGTCGATAATAGTGTGGGAGACAATGTCGAGATTATGATTTGTGATGTGCAGTCTTATATTACTGCAATGCATTATATGCTGGCATTTAATCCCGCAGACCGGATTATTACGTATTGGGACGAACCGACAATCACATTGGATTACGCGTCCCACGAACTCCACGAAATTATCCACAAAAATTGGGCAGAAAACCTCATTCCCACGATGGTATTGTCATGCGCTACGTTGCCGGGACAGGAGGAAATGCAGCCGGTATATGACGATTTCCGGGCGAAGTTCGACGAAGCAGAAATACATGTTATTACCAGCTACGACTGTAAAAAGTCGATCCCGATATTGGATTCGAATGGGTATTGTGCACTGCCGCACTATTTATATGTGGATTATCGCGAGATGATGAAAACCGCACAATATTGCAAAGCGAATCCAACTGTATTGCGATATTTCGATTTGCGAGAAATCATAGCGTTTGTGGAATATATTAACGAACATAAATATGTGGACGAGGTGTATTCAATCGATTCATATTTTGGAACCGACATTACATCCATTACGATGAACCGGCTAAAAGAGTATTATCTGGAAGTTTTGTTACATGTCGACGATACAAAATGGGATATTATTTATAATTATATGCAGCATGGCCGCAAGCCGCGATTTAATGAACCGCGAACAAACATGCATATTCAAAAAACGACGAGCGCAGGTGCAAGCAACGCGGCAAGTAGTGCTAGCTTGGCAGGAAAGGCGTTGGCACGTACATCAAGCGTACAACCAACACCACCGCCACAACCACCTGCCCAGGCCCAGCCAACGCCATCGTTGCCAGTGGGTGTCTTAATCACAACGGAAGACGCATATACATTGACAGACGGCCCAACGATTTTCCTGGCGGACGATGTGGATAAGATTGGCCAGTTTTATGTAAAGCATACAAATATTCCGGAGCGCGCATTCCAAGAAATTATGTCAAATATACTTACCAACAATACACTTACTGAGAAAATCGATAAACTAGAGCGAGAAATCGCGCATCAAAACGAAAAAGCGACCACAAGTTGGGACAATTCCAAGATGACAAAGGAAGTGCGAGAATTGGACAATGAAATCAACCGTCTGCGTAAACAAGTGCGAATTGCGTCGTTGGATGCGATATATGTACCGAATACACGTCCACACCAAACAAGATGGACGCCCGACGGCAGCATTCGCGAAAACGCATTTACATCGAACATCGGCGACGAAATGAGCAAAGAGATCATGTTATTAGATGTAGAAAATCATGTCAAGTTCTTACTTTTGCTCGGCATCGGTGTATTTAAACAAATTCCGGATAAGCGATACATGGAAATTATCAAGCGATTGGCGGACGAGCAGCGATTGTATATTATTATTGCATCAACTGATTATATTTACGGAACGAATTATCAGTTTTGTCACGGGTTTATTGGAAAAGACCTCGGCTCGATGACACAACAAAAAACGTTGCAGGCGATGGGGCGCGTTGGCCGAAATAATATTCAGCAAGATTATACCATTCGTTTCCGCGATGATGCCATGATTAAGAATCTGTTTAAAGTACCGGAACATAATATGGAGGCAATCAATATTCGTAAATTATTTGTAAGTGGCAACATTTGAGAAAACACAAAAAGCACAAAAATAAAAAATCATAAAAATAGCAAAAACATTATCATAAAAATCAAACTTTGACGATCAATGCAATATACCAATTTTTTTATTGTTATATTACGCGCTGTACAATTATAATGCGTTCTTGTAATTCACCACATAAGGATTCTGTTTTAACGTATCCATAATGTCCGGTGTATTTCTGTCCATGTGAATATTGGCATACAATGAATTCGTTCCACCTGCAAGACGTCCCATATTCCCGACATCGGGTGACTGATATGGCATAGTTCCGGCAATCGCACGTGTATTTCTCAACGAATCATCGCGTGTCTTTTCACGCATATTTATATTCGAATTCAACATATTCATGTTACCCTTCACCATGTACCCATCGATCGTGCTGGATTTAATATCATTATTACGTTGATTGTATTCAGCTTCATACGATTTCATTTGGCGAGTACCATCGCCCGCGCCCGCGCCACCTACATATTGTGTGCTGGTCGATTGACGGTTTGTTTCATATGATTGTTGGTCAGTCACCTGATATGCACCACCAAGCTGATTGGCATTGACGTTCAAATGGTTCTTTGAATTCTCCGTGGTCTCGCGAATGGTTGCACTTGGTCTATCCGCGGGATTAAAGATATACGAATTGGGAACGGTCGTGCCAGGGTTTTGGTAGGGTCGCAAATTGCCGATGACATTTTGTTTGCGAGAAGGACGCAATGCATCCAATAATGGTGCAACTACTGCACCAATGCTACTACCAACCATACCAAAATATCCATTTTGGGTATTTGATGTACGATTATTCGGGTAAGCCTTCTTCGATTTGATGCCATAGTCCGCATCGGTAGCATGATTGCGGCCATTTGCATTCGCAACGGCAATAGGAACTGCACCCAATTCAACATTGTGGGAGGGCATATATTCGCCGGGAACATAAGTTGCCGAGTTTTGGGAAGCAGCTACACCCGAATAAGAAACCGCGGTTTCAGGACGTGTAACATGGCGATCAATCGGTATAGCATGCAACATTTCACCTTTCGATGCACCTGTAGTAGTAAACCACCGGTCCTGGCCCAACTCAAAACTTTGGTCGGGACGATTCTTTTCCATGATACCCATTTGTTCTGGTGTAGCAATATTTTTAATGCTGCTGTATGCTGGACCCTCGTGACCAAGAAGCACGTGTCCGGACGACTTTTGATTCGTAGCAACACGCAATTCGTCCGCAGTTTTAGGCATCCATGACTCTCGTGCCATCATACCGGAGTTGAATCCATGTGCGCCATTATTTGTGTAACCGAGACCGAGGCCAGGAGCAACGCGCTCTTCTTCGAACGGCTTTGTATTTGCCATGCGCATGCTTTTGTTTACGCGCGATTGATAAAAATCGTTCATGTTCGGTGCACCGGTGGCCCAATTCTGGTTCTCATTGGGCGAAAATAACGGGGCCTGTTCACGCTTAGTGGTGATTTGCGAGCCACTGCCATTATAACTGTCTAAAATACTTTCATTCGAATTTGGCCCTGCACCCTGTGTTCTCATTTTGGCCCCGAAAAAAGGGACCATGTTATTGTGTGAAAAATACGATCCACCCACCTTTTCGCCAGTTAGCGAGTAGTACTCGGTCTGTTCGTTGGATCCCTGTTCTCGTGCAGCAACCATATTTGCATTAAAATATTTGTCGGTATAGACGCTGCCACCATTTTCAAATTGGTTAACAGTAGATAGGGCAGATGTTTTGTCCAATTCGTCATTTCTAACCGGATATTCATCGGGATAATTGCGGTTGGGAATATCGGTATTCGGCAAAGCGTTTTGATTTGCAAAAGATTCTTCTTGTTCACTAGTATTGTTTGATTGTCCTTTCATGATATACATCAATCCAAGAGCGATGCCGGGTATTGCTAGTTCCATTCTGTTATATTATATAATTATAATAATATCACATAATATTTTTGCCATAATCTGTAAATATGACGTGTAAAATATCTATCTGTACAAAGTGCCTGGGCAGCTGTCTTCTTTTCCGCCAATACACATGGATTGTCCGGTCAAATAAAAAGACTGTTCTCCTACCATGGGAATTCTTGGCGTAAAATTATCTTTTTCTAAAATGCGCGTTTGAACGTTGTCGACAAATTGTTTATCTAAACCATTCAGCGGATTTAAAAGCGGCTGTTCCCATCGATTTTGTTCTAAATCCTTGTATGCCCATGCCGGATGACTTGCCCGGCTTTCTTCCACAAACGGTTGTTCTTCGCGATAGCTTGGGCGAGAAGATGACACCTGCGCTCTTGCATGCTGGTTTAAATCAATATTATCGCGATTTTGTCTGCGAGTAAGACCGCGTAAATCACTTTCTAGGTTCACTGTATTCGTTTGTAAATTAGCACCCCATTTTTGTAGACGTAATTGAGGGTCTTCCATAAATGGTAAGTCAACGCCAGGACCGGGTGTATTTAACATGTATCTACCGGTAAAACTGCTTTCTTCGATCTGTTTCTTTATTCTGTGTGGATCATCGTGAAATCTAGTGAATGACATTATATTTGTAATATAATGCGAAAAAAAACTTTCACTATAAACATACATAAATAAACGGGACATACATATATTACAAAAACGATGAACGTTCCTAAAATATGTTTGAACATGATCGTAAAGAATGAAAGCAAAATCATATTGCGATTGTTGGAAACAGTCACTCCATTGATCGACAGCTATTGCATATGTGATACGGGTAGTACCGATAATACGATTGAACTAATCCGCAATTATTGCGAATCGCACAAAATACCCGGGAAAATAATGGAAGAGCCGTTTCGCGATTTTGGATATAATCGAACGTTTGCATTGAATGGTTGTAATGACATGGCTTGTGCGGACTATGTATTGTTGCTAGATGCGGACATGAAACTAGAAATAAACATTGCAAATATAGAAGAATTCAAGAAGTCGTTGACAAAAGACGCGTATTATGTGATTCAGGGTTCTCCTAATTTCCACAATCAAAACATTCGCATTATTCGCAATGACCCTGCATATCAATATTGGGGTGTAACTCACGAGTATGTTGAGTTGCCTATTTGGGCAACGACCGACCATATCGACCGCAACACGCTCTTCATAAATGATATAGGCGATGGTGGAAGTAAAGAAAACAAATACCATCGTGATATAGCACTGTTAAAAAAAGGATTAGAAATGACACATAACAACCCTCGATATTTGTTTTATTTGGCGAATAGTTATCGTGATTCTAGTCAATATGATCTAGCGATCGAAACCTACAAGAAGCGAATCGAAGTAGGTGGGTGGATACAAGAAACGTGGCATTCATATTACTCTATTGGAAATTGCTATATGTATTTGAAACAACCTGCCAATGCCATTTATTATTGGCTAGAAGCATATCATCACATGCCAACGCGTATTGAGAACCTGTATAAAATCGTGAATCATTATCGTTGTGAATCTAAGAATGAGTTGGCCATGATATTTTATGAGATTGCAAACACTGTGCGGTTGCAAAACCGATATAACAATGCATTATTTTTAGAAGCGGATGTATATGACTATAAGCTGGATTACGAGTTCTCGATTATTGGATATTATTGTAAGCAAACGAACGATGTAATGTGTAGAACGAGCATGAAAATATTGAATAATGCAAACATAGCCGAACATCTACAAATGAGTGTATTAAAGAACTATAAGTTTTACGCACCCAACATGAAGAATTTGTCCATTGCAACTGATTTCGCCATTATGTTGAATAATAACAGGCCGAGTGTTGATATTTCCCCGGAATTCATAAATTCAACCCCATCTATATGCATGGATAATAACAATCTTTATATGTGCACGAGATACGTAGATTACCGAATTAATGCGAACGGTGGATATACAAATAATCCTAAAATTAGCACAATAAATCTAATTACTGTATTCGACACTCGAGAACCTATTTGGAAAAAAACGGATGAATTTATACTTAAATATAATGAGGTGCACGATTGTATATATGTAGGTATCGAAGATATACGACTATTAATAAAGGACGGTGTTCTTCATTTTAATGGAAATCGCGGACTGTCTTATGGTCATATAACAATAGAAACGGGTACAATCGACATTGCTGCACGGCGTGCAAATTCAATATTGGCAACGAAACATGATATTCGTCATGTTGAAAAGAATTGGGTACTAATCCCTGGTAAGAATACATTAACTGTAATTTATCAGTGGCATCCATTAATCATTGGCGAATATATGAATTACAATGAGAACAACACGTCCATGGTATTATTTATCCCCAAGACCACCGTGCAAACACCGTATTTTTTCAAATGGATGCGAGGATCGACGAATGGTCTGGTCATTGGTGAAAACATCTGGTTTATAACGCATTTAGTAAGTGACGAAGATCGACGCTATTATTATCATGTATTTGTATTGTTAGACCAGACCACATATGCGGTAAAAAAATACTCAATTCCGTTTACATTCGAAAAGAGTAAGATAGAATACACATTAGGATTTGTATATTTAGAACAACAGCAACAGTTCTTAATAGGATATAGCACGAATGACGCCACTTCAAAATACGTGGCAATTGCAAAGACGGATGCAGAATCGTTGTTTTACTAGTTTTCTTCAATAATTGTCATCGGCGACACTTTGCAAATTCCAAACGTTCTTCTATGCCATTGCGTAATCCCATGATCGCGAATACCGTCGAGATGTGCTTTTGTTCCATACCCCATGTTTTTAGACAACCCATAATGTTCGTCTAGAATTGGATATTTCTCACACATCTCGAGAACATGGTTGTCTCGAGCGGTTTTTGCCAAAATACTGGCAGCCGCAATGGCCATATACTTTGCGTCACCTTGTTCAATTGTTTCAGCTGGCATTTCTACAATACATTGTTTTTCTTCGTCATACGAGCGAAATGGCGTAAAATAATTGCCATCGATCACGGCCATAAAATCTTCGAAGTTGTGAGTGGTTCCAGTCTTTTGATTTACTTTAATAATTGTTTCGCGAATGCAATTATGCATACCATGCATAACTGCCTGTAATATATTGATGTCATCTACTACTTTAGGCTCTTCATATGCAACATGCCATGCAAGAGCATGGTCTTTAATGTAATTTGCAACTTCGTTTAGTTTTTTTTTGGAAGAGAACTTTTTACTATCTTTAATATCTTTCCCATCGAAAAGCGACGGATCTTTAGGTAAAACCACACATGCGATATACACCCGCCCAAATAAACACCCACGTCCGGCTTCATCTATGGAGAGTTCAAAAAGTATGTTTTCGTCATAGAATCTGGTTAATAATGTAGCCTGTTTTTTGTTTTTTGCGACGGATGAATCGTTATCGGTCATTGTACGCTTCTTATAGTGCATAACATATACACACTAACATTTCAATTTTTCTATAGCGTATTGCCGCCGCAATTTAGCATTTTTATTAATGATATATTTTCGCAACATACTGTATAATTATATTGCAATGAAATTAAGTCCGGTAATGATATTTATCTTATTATTGATATTTTTAGTGTTGTCGGTACTATTATGTAGATGGGCCATGCGGGATGTGGATGGGTTTATTGGATACAATTATACCAAAGATGTGGCAGAGGCGGTTATATTGCCCATGTACTCTTCTAAAAATAAGTTGTACAAAATGTATGACAGTTTATACTTTGACAATAAAAACGGAAACATTGTAGAAGTAGATGCGGCTATGTATTCGAATGTAGGTGGGGTCGCAGCCGGAAATGTAGATTTAACTGGCACAAGCATAACCGGATTGCATATATCCCCCCGAGTTGGAAACAGCACAATGTCCTATGTTATAAATAGCGTTTCGTCTATAATAACGCCTAGTCCGTCGACTAATATCGAAAATTCCTATCGCAGCAGTGTTTATCGCACATTAGGTAACCGTCCAACTCAATATAATGCATTTATGTTACCATGGCGTGACAATACATATGTTCATATTATGGACAGTACTACACAACAATTAGAGAATGTTTCCACATTTGCATTTACAGCTGATACTACAGTAATTCCATATGGATACACGGATAAAACTGCCATGACTGGAATCACCGCAGTTCGTGAAGATAATAATGTGAAAAATAATACTATGGTCATTGACCCTATATATAACACAAAGCGTAGTATGTATCAAATAAGTGAATATGTGAAATATGATATAAGCAATGCAAATATCTTAGTTGGTGCCGGCGAGAAAGCATTAAAAGTATATACTCGACAAGGAACGAGCCCGCAAACATTAACTGCGTCGTCAACTGACCAAGAAACCAAAAATGGAGATGACCAGACGAATGTAGCCAATATTACATTTATTCCTCGCATTATATACGACTTATGTGGCCAAAATATGATATTATATGTGCCGAATGCAAAGAAAACATTGGTGGCGCTCATTTGTTATAGAAAAGATGAACAATCAAATCTACAATTGGGTCTACGAAATGTATGTAGATTTACTGAAACTGGCATAGACACGGGAGATTCCAGTAGTACAACTACGCCACCAATTACAACTACGCCACCAAGTACAACTACGACAACCGGTACAGACGAGACCACTTATGCGGATTTCAACCTGGATGATTATATGTTAAAAACCCAGGTCGTTCCGCCGGTATGCCCAGCATGCCCATCGTGCAACTATAATAATGCAGGCGCATGCAACCAATGTGGGGGTAATGGCGGATGCGGCACTCGTACCAACGCCGGAGATAGCCTAGTTACTGGTGGCAATGGCATTCGTGATGCCGCGACTGCAACTGGTAACGCCGCCACAGGAGCAGTGAATGCAGTTGGTAACGCCGCGACAGGAGCAGTGAATGCAGTTGGTAACGCTGCCACAGGGGCGGTGACTGCTGCTGGTAATGTCGCGACCGGTGCAGTAAATGCAGTCGGCAATGTCGCATCGGGTGCAGTAGATGCTGCAGGTAATGTTGTAAATAAAACAGTAGATGCTGCAGGTAATGTTGTAAATAAAACAGTCGACACCGCCGGGAATGTTGTAAATAAAACAGTCGACACCGCAGGTAAACTTGCGACGGGTGTATTGGGCGCAGCAACTAATGTTGCGACCGGTGCATTTGGAGCAGTAAGCAATGTCGCAACGGGAGCATTGGGTACAGTTGGAAATGTGTTGGGCAGCGCAACTAGTGCATTGCAACCGGCACAGAGTGTTCAAGGAACTACACCCGGACAGATGCAACAACAAACGAATGTGGCTCAACCAACAGTGGCCGGCGCCACCAGTACATCTGATCCCTATTCATATTATGGTAAATTGCCCGCAAGAAGCAACAACAATTTTATGCCCATTACCGCGGATTTCAGCAGCTTTGGTAGATAACCCACATAGCGAAAATGCGAAATGTTGAATAATTTTATGTGTCATAATATTATTCGTTTGAATCCAGTTAAATACGTATCACATTATATATTATCACTAGAATGGAGTCGATACATATGAATAAAATATTTGACAGGGAACATATATCGAACGAAATAAAAGATCACTTGTCAAATTTTGAAACTAGAATAACTGATATTAACTATAAAAAAGGCATATACATATATGGTACGCCAGGTTCAGGAAAGACCGAATTCATATTCCGGTTATTGAAAGATTTGAATTATGATATGGTGCGGTATGATGCAGGGGATGTTCGAAATAAAGCGTTGATTGACACAATTACCAGTAATAATGTGTCCAATCGAAATGTGTTAGATATGTTTACGAAAAAAGTGCGAAAAATCGCCATAGTCATGGATGAAATTGATGGCATGAATAACGGAGATAAAGGCGGAATCACTGCATTAATCAAACTAATTCGTCAAAAGAAGACAAAAAAACAGCGGCTAGAAAATATATGTTCTCATCCCATCATTTGTATTGGGAATTATTATATTGACAAGAAAATAAAAGAACTCATGAAAGTATGTAATGTATTTGAGCTGAAAACTCCAACGATGAATCAAATTGGTACTTTATTATCAAGCATTGTTCCATCTACAGTATCAATGTGTAAACAACAATTCAACGAAATACTCATGTATATACAAGGCGATTTGCGTAAACTGCGATTTGTATGTAATGCAATGAAAAAACATCCAGAATTGTTAACCGACGGGTGTTTATTAGAGCTATTTCGAACAAAACTCTACGACGAAGATTCGAAAAAAATAACACAAACCCTCTTATCTAACAATGTAGCTTTTAAAGAACACGAATATTACATGAACGAGACAGATAGAACCATTGTGGCATTATTGTGGCACGAGAATTTGATAGATATTTTATCCAAACTCGACAAAACCGTGACGTATCCATTGTATTATAAGATTTTACAGAATATTTGTATCGCGGATTATATTGATCGAATTACATTTCAGCGACAAATCTGGCAATTTAACGAAATGAGTTCGTTAATTAAAACGTTTTATAATAATAAAATATACCACGATGCCATCAAACAGCAGGCTGTAAAGAATTTGCCAGAGATTCGGTTTACAAAGGTGCTGACAAAATATTCGACTGAATATAATAATATGCTTTTCATTTATAATTTGACCCAGCAATTGGACATGGATAAAAAAGACGTCATTTCATTGTTCCAGGAATTGCGACTCTATTATGGCAGCGATTTCAGCAACAGCATTGAAACATTGGCCGACATTGAAACAATATTTGAACCATATGGACTGTCAAAACTAGACATTAAGCGTATATATCGTTATTTAGATCGTACTGTGAAGAAAGACGCACTCATTACATTGGACGAGCTCGGCGATGATTTTGATTAGTATGGCTTTCCAGCCAATACTTCCGCATATATTACATAATCATATATGTAATATATTTATTCCATCTAACCCATCCACTTACGCCTGCTTAGATTTTATCAGGTATAAGTTTATTTGGTACTTGGGACGCGGGCATTTTGTTGGATTCATTCTGGGTATTTCCCATAGTCTGTACAATGCGCTGTAATTGATTTAATGCATTTTGCAACTCCGTATTTTGTTGCGTCAAATTGGCATTGGTTTGTTGTAACTGTTGAATAATACTAACAACCTGGCCACTAGTTAATTGTATCGGTGGTTTCCCGTCGCCTTGTTGCATTAATATGGGTCCGTTTTGCATTTTTTCGTTTTCACGTTTGATCATATCATCACGCTCTTTCTTGATCTGTTCAATTTGAACTAATACGTCTGGCTTCATTTTAGGTAGACCCGGCTCGTATTTATCCAATAATGCATCAATATCTCGCATAAAGAAATCTTTAACAGATTGTTCGTGTGGGCGACGAATAAACATGTCTACTGTTTTGGGCGACTCTTTGAAATAATCTGGATGGGCGGTTTGAAACATTTCACGCTTATCAAATGTATTATGCTCATGTGAAAAAACGAGAATTGTTTTCAATGGGTCGAGTTGGACAAAAGGCACTGTATAATCTTTGAGAAAGGCGCGCTCTTCTGCTAAAGCCGCGTTGTCGTTATATTTTGTGTCTTTTAGTAGTTCGGTTTTGAATGCAAATGTACCGGCAGTAGCATGATTGGGACCATATGGTCCAGCTTGGATCATTTTACCCATGGTTTTGAAATACAAATAAATCTCACTGGCACCTGCGCACAATGCTTTCTCGTTTTTTTGTAACATTTCGACCGCATGAGATACGCGTTCAGGTGGGTAATAATCATCGTCATCCATGTAAACAATGATCGATCCTTTTACGTGTTTATGCATGTAGTTGCGTTTGGCACCGAGTGCAAGTTTTTTCTCGATTTCGAAGTATCGAATCTGGGGAATGTTAGACGTTTCGATCAAATCCTTGATTTTATCTGTGCCATCATCTACAATGATCCATTCCATTCGTTCTTTGGGATAATCTTGATTTTTAAAACATTCAAACATGGTTTGAATAAATGGGCGACGATTAAATGTGGGAGTACATATCGAGACAAACGGGAGGAGGGGTGTAGCCGCCTTTTTGTTTTGCTTTTTAGTCATGATATAAACAAATAACGGGATTTGTTTATATCATTGAAATTATGAATTAGTTTTTGGCGGATTTGCGCGCATTAAGGATTTGTAGTTGTTTTTGGGAGCGGATTAGGAAGTAAGCTGGAAGCGACCTGTGGTAAGCTGGAAGCGACCTGTGGTAAAGCGGAAGCGACCTGTGGTAAAGCGGAAGCGACCTGTGGTAAAGCGGAAGCAACCTGTGGTAAGCTGGATGCAACCTGTGGTAAGCTGGATGCAACCTGTG